TTTCTGTATGGAATTAACAGAAGCTGATATTGTAAGATCCGAATTATGTAGATTCATAACTCATAAATTTAAAGAACTAATTGTTCATACACCTCATAAACAAGAAGAAAACAATAAAGATTTAAATAAAGAATTGTGGAAACCGGGAAATAAGTAAGTAAGTATTATTATGAAAAGTTATCAATATCAAGTTTTAGAGAATAAACCTATCGGGTGTGACTTTTGCGGAGCGCATATCCAAGGTAAAGTTACAAAGAAAACAGACTTTAAAACAAAAGAAACTATAAACGAGTGTAGATGGATTTGCAGTAGATGTGGAAACCTATCTAAAGTAGGTATTGTAAAATAATGAAGTTTAATAAATTAGTAAGCGAAATATACGATACTAATATTAATAAACAATATGGTGCTACGAATTCCGCACCTAGAAAAGATTTTGCTCCAGCATCCTCTAAAGATGGATACCACAATGATTATCAAAACTTGGGAGCGTCCGAATTAGAAACCCCACAACCTGAAAATCCTCCATCTTTTCCTTGGGAATTACAAACTATTAATGATGATTTAGCCAATGGATTTGTATCCATACTTTCTTCAACGGAAAAAATAAGAAACGCATATAAAAATAATCAAGCTTTAGATATAAATCAAAAGAATGAGTTCAGACATATATTTAAATTTTCTAGAAAAATTTTAAATGCTATAAAAAAGGTAGCGTTAAAAATAGATGAAATTTCTGATCTTAGTGTAGAAAAAAAACCAGAAATAAAGATTAATGCTGCTCTGGATAACAACCCAACTTTATTTAAAAGACAGCAAGTAAAAATTAAAATACCAAATAAAGATTGACATTTTCATATATTTTATCGTATCATATAAAAACTATATGAAAGAAACATTTAAAAAATTAATTAAATCCACATTAATTGTTATTTCCATATCTTTATTAATTGCATATGCGATTAAAAATTTAGGAGGTAATTTTACATCAAGTTTTATACTAGCTTTTACTATTCAATATATTTTATTTTCATTTATTGGAAATATTATAAATTCCTATTTAAAAGAAAAAACCACTCAAAAAGAATTGGATATTTTAGAACCTCTATCTACTATTTTAAATTGCGCTTACTGTAATCATACTAATGTTATGACTTTTCTACCTGACGAATCAGAGACTTCAGAATTTACATGCTCAAAATGTGAAAAGAAAAATTCAGTTAGAATTCAATTTGTAGTAGCTAGACAAACAGAAATGATATCACTTCCAGTTTCATCTAATGGGGTATCTTTAATAGACAAAGAAGATTTAGACAATAACAAAATATGAAAAAAAATAAACAACACAAAAAATGTTGGAAAGTAATTCATGAGGAATCATCAGTTTGGGCTAGATGGATGGCTTTATATGAGGCTGTAAATTTTATAGCGGAAAAAGCTGACCAGAAAAAAATTGCATTAAAAACAAAATTAAAACCTATAGCTATTAATAAATATATAGAAGATACTCAAGATATGTATCTAAGAAAAATTTTAGAGCAAGAATATAATATTAATTTTTATTTTGATGATTCTTTTGAGAAAGTTAAAGATCAATAATCTCCATATACAGAAGTATTACTACATGATTCTTCTTCATAATTGAAGTTTTGTTTTGATAATTCTTCTGCTAAATCATTATCATCATTAGGGGTATTTCCAGTTCCTGGTCCTGGAGAATTCTCCTCATGTGAGTAGTCGTATCTCTTAGCCTTAAAGAACCAAACGTAATGTCCACCTATAGCATTAAGTTGAAATTCATCAACTACTTCTGTTAATTCATAAATAGTCGGTCCTCTTCTTGGATAGTTAAGTCGATCAGACCCAAATTCTGATAATTCCATTAAATCTCCCATTTTTGGTTCAGATGATAATCCAAAGATTTGAGTAAATAAATCGGGATGTATAACCCCACTCATATCACTATCAGCAAGAATTCCAAATTTAGATAATAGATAAGCATCATTATTTAAATTTAATTGTACTATTAATTTCTGACCTTCCGAATATCCAGATATTACATCTTCGCCGTATAATGATGTCATGGAACTTAATTCGGAATTATTAGTATAATAAGTTATTTCTTGTCCGAATATTTGTATTTGTTCTTTCCACCAATTTGAGAAATTTTTTCTTTCTTGTAAATTTCTACTTTTATCTAAAAATCTTAACTTTTCCATTTTAATTCCCTTTATATTTTAATTTATATGTTTTATTGTCGGGATTTAAAACTAAACATACCCCAAAACCTTTAATAGCTTTTTCTCTTTCCTGTAACGTTGGTAATGCTCTCTTATCACCATTAAAATATTCTAGTGCTTCAGAATAACTTATTTGCTGATCTTGTTTAGTTTTTATACACTTTGAAAGTGGAGATATATTTTTCGTTAAATATCTAGGAACCATTTCTTTATGTTTACTATCATATGAAGTAATTTGATTTACTCCAGGTAATGGTTTATTGTGTCTATGGCTTATTCCAGAATTTGATAAACTTCCAGTACCTGATGATGATGAATTCTTTTCTCCTTTAGATAAAGAAAAAGAATATTTAGTATTGAAAAATTCTAAAAAAGTCATTTTATATATTTACAAAAAAACCCCGCGAGAAGCGGGGTTTTTTATTTATATTTTTTGTATCTTACTTAAAATAATCTCCCTTTTTAACATCACTACCTTTAACTTCTTGTTTCTTTTTTGTTAATTCAGAAACTGCTGGTTTTGTGTTATGTGGAGTTGGTTTAGTAGAACCCTTTCCAGTATTTGGAAGAGATGCTTTCTTTTTTTTAGGTGATGTAGAAGATCCATTAACTTTAATATTTTTTGGATTTGTTAATTCAAGACCACTCTTAAGATTTAAATCTTCGGCGTCATCTAATGCGAATGATTCTGGAAATGTCTTTTCTTCATCTTCTTCTTCGCCTTCTTCTTCGTTTTCTTCTTCACCTTCTTCACCTTCTTCACCTTCTTCACCTTCTTCTTCGTTTTCTTCTTCGCTTCCGACAGCGGCTTGAAGAATTTCGATTAATTTTTCAGCTAAATCTTTATCTAAGGTTAAAGTTACTTCTTCAGAAGAATCAGATTCATCTTCAGAATCCATAAACTCATCAACATCAGACTCGTCTTCATTTTCGCCTTCTTCATCTAATGAAGAATCATCAAAAGCATTTAATGGTTCAATTTCGTTATTTTTTTCAGTAGAAAAATTAAAAGTTTCTTCCGAAACAATTTTATTGAATAAAACATCAAATGGATTTTTTGCTTCTTTAACTCCAGAAAGTTTTTTGATTGAAGAATCAACATCGGAAGTTAATTCATCTGGAGCTTCTTCTGGATTTTCCACTCCTTCAACTTCATCTGGTCCAGAACCTTTAATGAAAGAAGTTACGTTTTTTTCGTTATCCTTATCTCCAAAAGCAGAACCAACTTTTAGATCGGTTTTAACCTCACTGCTTGGTACGCTTTCGTTTAGTATTGACATATATGCTTTTGTTATTGGGTCCATAATATTTTATTATTGTATGAATATTTACACTAGATTTATTACATTTCTATATTTTTTTATGTTATTTAATATTTTTTAACATCAAAATTGATTCTTTTTTTAAATCAACACATTCAATTAAATCGTAATCGATTTCGCCGTTAACCCAAACTATATATGATTTAGGAACGTTAAATGATGTTATTTTTTCTATAATTGTAGAATATAAGGATAACTGTAAACTATATTTTATAAATTCACATTTATCTAAATGATTTAAACATTTTAAAAATTTTTCTTTGTATTGATTTTTCTTTTTAATTTCTTTGTTTGTTTTATAATCAAAAATAACTAGTTCTTTAGTTTTAAAATTATAAGAAAGATTATCAATCGTACCACATATACCAGATTGTTTATCACCAATTACAAATTCTGATTTTATTAAAATATGTTCTCGTTTCCACCAATCATAGAAATTTTTAAAATTTCTAATTAATTTTGCGACTTCCTTATAGTAATTCTCTATCGAATTATCAGATTTAAATTCTTTTCTTTTATTAAAAAAAAGATTTATTGAATCTCGATCTAAGCTAATTTGTTTTCTGTTAAAGAAATTTTCTACATATTTATGAAATTCTGATCCTTTGTGACACGAATAATCTTTTGCAAATTCCCATTGATTTAAAACTTCTTCTACGGTAAACCCATCTCTTTGAGATACAAAAGATGCTGCTTTTTCTGAATCAAAAGGTTTTTCATAATCTTTAATTAATTGAGAAACAGACATTTTTGCTGGTTCTCCATTTATCGTGTACTTATGATTTTTTTCCAAAAAAAGAATATCTGAAAAACTATGTTCTAACTCCACTAATGTTTTAAAATCCATTATATTCCAAATCCTATTCTCTTTTCTTCTTTTTTAATTTGATTCATTTCAGTTTTTTTTGTTAGATTATAGATATCTGCAATAACCATGTTTTTAGTAATATTTTCTTCTATTTCTTGTTCGGAAAAACCAAGATGACTTGCTAACTTTTTAGCGTCTTCTATATCTAGAGGACCAAATTCATAGTCAACTTGTAGTCTACCCTTTCTGCGTAATGCGTCATCGATATCTTGTTTTGCGCAATTATACGTAATTATCAACGGACATCTTAAAACATCTCCTAAAATACCATCAGATAGATTTAAAAGAGATGTTACGGCAGACGAATCGTAAGTATCACCCATCCTCTTAACTATTGCTTTTTCTGCATCTTCTAAAATCAATATTGAATTTTTCTTCTTTAATAAGCTAGAAAAAGTAGTTGGATCATTAATAAATGTTTCTATCATATTAGCAGGGATATAGATAAAGTCTTTATCTACTTTGGTGGTTAAGTATTTTAGGAAAGTGCTCTTTCCAGCACCAGGAGATCCATGAAACATATATAACCCATTATCTTCGTTGTTTAATCTATTAATGATTTGCTTTTCAATATCTAAAAACTTTTTACCGTAATTTAATTCTATATTGATAACATCTGGTATCTTCATATCAATTGGATCAAAAACGTATTCGTCGTATCTATTCTTAACATATAAATGAATTTTTGTTGATTCTTGTTTTACTATAAAAGATTCAAAATCTTTCAAATGCAAATTTGTAAGATTAGAAGTATAAACTATAAGCATTTCATATGTTTTTTTGGAATCTTCTTTTTGTTTTTCTTCTTTTGATCCGACTGAGAATTCGAGAATTTCCCCATCAGTTGATACAAATTTTGTAGAATTGGAATCATCAACTTCATCTTTTACCATTAATTTTACAAAAATATCTTTATATTCAAAAATAAGAGTTCCGCTTTTGAATGAAAAAGTATCTTTAATCAAAGATTTTAAATTTCCAGTACAAGAACTATAAATTAAACTACCATTCTCTAATAAAAAAATCAAAATATCAGATCTGAACGCTTCAGTTAAATATAAAAAGCATGGAGGATAATCAGAATATGTTGTAATGTATTTATTAAGAGGAAATAAATTTCCACTATCATGAATATCATAATAACCACTTAGATCAGTTTTGAATTTGTTTTTTGATTTAAACATAAAAATATACTATACTTAAAAAAAATATTTGCAATAAAAAAATATTTTCTATATATCTTTTAAAAAATGAACAATTTATAGAAAAAATAATAAACAAAATATTATAATATGTTTATATATAAAAAGTTTAAAATAAACAAAATATAATTTATATATTGATTTTTTTTAAAAAATATGTTATGAAATAAGTATTAGAATGAAAAGGTTGACTAAAAAACAAGTACTGGATATTCATGAAAAGTGTCTTAATTTGGTCAAAAGAAAACCGCCAGAGTTTTTTCAACTCAGAAAAATGAAAGCATCAGTTGGATTATGTAATTGGACTGATATTGAATTGGATTATAGAAGAGATTTAATATCAACAGCATACCATGAATGCGTACATTATCTATTTCCGGATTTTTCAGAATCAATGGTTCTTTATACTGAAAAAAGAATTGTAAATGTATGTGACCCATTTGATATTTCTTATTTTTTAAAAACCCTTGCGAATAAACTTTACAAATCAGAATTTCAAAAGTATATATTAAAGCACCGAAAACTTAAAAAATTTAAACACAAAACAACATGATATTCGAAGAACAAATCTCGCGCAAACCAAACCTTTACCCATGGACAGATGAATTTATTGAAGCTATGCACAATGGCTTTTGGACTGATAAAGAATTTTCATTCAAGTCTGATGTTCAACAATTTAAAGTAAATTTAACAGATCAAGAAAAAGAAATTATAATAAGAACTCTTTCTGCTATTGGACAAATCGAAATTGCAGTTAAAACGTTTTGGTCTAAGTTGGGAGAGAATTTACCTCACCCATCTCTTACTGATCTAGGTTTTGTTATGGCTAATGTTGAAGTTATCCACAACAATGCATACGAAAGATTGATTACTACATTAGGATTAGAAGATGTTTTTGAAAAAAATTTAAAACTCGACTGGATTCAAGGTCGTGTAAAATATCTTAAAAAATATACACATCGTTTTTATAAAGACAGTAAGAAACAATATCTTTATGCATTAATTTTATTCACACTGTTTGTCGAAAACGTTTCTTTGTTTTCACAATTTTATGTAATCAATTGGTTTGCTAGACATAAGAATGTTCTTAAAGATACAGATCAACAAGTAAAATACACACGCAATGAAGAAAATATACACGCTCTGGTTGGTATTAAAATCATTAATACAATACGTAATGAATATCCCGATCTTTTTGACGATGAATTGGTTGAAAAGATTGTAAGCGAAGCAAAAGAAGCATTTGAATCCGAGGCTAAAATTATTGATTGGATGGTCAATGGAATAAAAGAAGAAGGTTTGAGTGCTACAATTCTAAAAGAATTTGTAAAAAACAGAATTAACGAATCGATGGAACAGATAAAGTTTCCTAAAGTTTTTGAAGTCGATAAAGAAATTTTATCATCTACAAATTGGTTTTTAGAAGAATTGTTGGGAAATAACATGACTGATTTTTTCCATTCTCGTCCAACAGAATATTCTAAGAAAAATCAATCCTTTTCAGAAGATGATTTATTTTAAAGAAATTAAAACTCCAGAGGAAGTATCGGCTATTTACAAGTCTATTCAGGATGAATTAGTCGAGTTTGAACCAAATGAAACAGTCGAAGAACTATCAAAATCTTATGCTTTAGATCAAGAAGAAATTGTTAGAAAATTAAAATTAAAAAATATATGAATTTTGATAAAATTTATAATTCAATTTTAGAAAGAGTTTTTCACGGAAGCGAACATGAAATAATTAATGGGTTTGATGAAAACAAAATAGGCTCATCTGGAGCGTCCGCATATGGTTGGGGTGCATATTTTAGTGAAGACGAATCTTACGCAAAAACACAAGGAAAAGGTCATAATATTGACATGAATGGAAAAATGTATCATGTTGATATTGAGCTTCCCGAAGACGACTTTTTAAAGTTGGATTATCCAATAAAAGAACAGTCTAAATTAATTAAAGATTTTGTTAAAAAATTTAAAGAACAAATAGATGCTGGATCTGGAAGATATGGATTTAATGAAAATGATAGAGGAATGACCCTTTATAATAATATAAGAGAATCATTTGGTTGGCCGGAAGACCAAGGAGGACTCGAAAGAAGTAAATGGGATCGTTATGGAAATAAGCAAAAAAACACCAGTATACTTTTATCAGAAAACGGAATCAAAGGCGGTATATTTTTTACATCAACTAAAAACGGTAATGTTAAAAATTACGTAATATATGATTTAAGTATTTTAAAAAATCTTCAAAGGATTTATTAATTTTAACATTGCTATTCAGCTTCAATTTGCTAAAGTATAAAAACTCATTTTATGGAAAAAAATATATATTGGCTTAACAAAGATTCACGAAAATTTTTAGAGCGTGGCTATTTGTTAGAGGGTGAAACACCAGAACAAAGAATCCGAGATATTGCGGAAACAGCGGAAAAATACTTAAACATTGAAGGATTCGCTGACAAATTTGAAGATTATATGCATAGAGGGTTTTACTCTTTATCAAGTCCAATTTGGGCTAATTTTGGACGTAAAAGAGGTCTTCCTATTTCTTGTTTTGGTTCTTATGTTGGTGATACTATGGAAGATATTATGAACAAAATATCTGAGGTTGCTTTGATGACAAAGCATGGTGGAGG